CATACGCCGACGCAAACGAAAGACGCAGACCCACCGTCTGCTCGGTCGGACCCGCTACGCCACCGTCGCGCACCACGACCCCAAAGTCTCCGTCACGCAGTGCCGGAACGATCGCAGCGTCACCCGCGACCGCCCACACTTCCGCGTAACCACCGCCCGCGCACCGCACACCCGACACCGAACGAGGCTCGGAGTCATCGAGCGGCACCGACAGCCCCATGGCAGCGAAACAGTCGCCCCCGCCCGAATCCACCAGCAACACCCGCGACCGAGTGTGACGAGCCGCCGCGAACGCGAGAAGTACCGCGCTCGACGACGTACCGACACCACCCTTCGCACCTACCAAACTAACCAACCGACGCATGGCGCCACCCTTCCGTGCCCGATAACGGACACAACACGACCCCGCCCCAGTAGCGGGAGTCCTGCTCTCATCATGACCGATTATGGGCACAATGTCCAGTCATACCACGAGAAAGACGACATTGCATGATTATGCACACTTCCGCATGGTCATGCACGGCCCCGTCGGGAAGCACGCCAGCCGCCGAGCGGGTCGATCGACCCCATCTCCGAGGCGCCGAGGCGTAGGCCGAGAGCGCAATGCCCCACCGCTTCCCGCTGTGCGTGTTCGATCGCCTGCGGGTCGGTGTGCCCCTGGGTGCTCCGGTGCTGGTGGGACGTGGTGCGCGGGTCGTCCCCCACCAGGGGCCAGGTCGGACCGCTCGAGCCCTAGCCCCCGCCGCACCCCCAAGGGGGGACCCCCACCCCCCCCTCCCACTTCAATCTCCCGTATTTTTTGGGTTTTCGTCAGGTGGGTGTGGGTGTCGAGCTGTGGCTGTTCTGTATGTTTATGCAGGGTTGTGCATGTTTATTCGGGTTTTATGCAGGTTTCGTGGTGTTTCAGCGCATTTCATGCAGTTTCTAGGGATTCGCGGCTTCGCCGGAAGGGATTCGGGCGACTGTGTCGCTCGGACCGTAACAGCAGGTTGTTCTGCTGTGCAGGCTCCCGCCTCGCTTCGCTCGTTGGGTTGCGACTTCGCCGTGCGGCTCGTCGCCTCGAGCGCCTGGGTGGCGCCTGTGGTTTGTGTGGGATGGTGTCAGCTGTGCTGTCTAGTCACAGATGAGCAATGTTCCCCCGTCGGGTGCCCTACGCATTCCGACTGCCGGACCTTGTCGATGTCCACTCGTTGTTATTTCTATTTCAGCTCCACCCTCGACTTACGCCTAAGCACGTTCCATACGACTGTGGGGTGATTTGGGCGACGAGGTTATGAAACCCTTTCAGGTTACGGTCCCTTCGCTCCTGGCTGAACAGGCTTACTGCGGGCTTCGACCACCCTGAATACCGCTTCCCAGCGGGAGGGATCGTCTTCAGTTACTGGCTGAAGAACTCACATGCCGACGACAATACACGACCGGTGTGTTAGTTTCGTGTGCGAAGGGAAGAATTTATGACGCGTGTTGACGAAATGATGGAATCCGTCGCCAAATTGGGCAACGACATGCTTGTCGCTCAAGCTCGAGCCGCCCTCGAGATTGACGGCCACGACCCCACCCCCGAGTTCTGCAAAGCTGCATTCATCGGTGTCGCCCACCTAGAAGACATTGCGCGTCGTGCCCATGACGCAGGGACGTTGACAGCGAACGAGATGGTGGCATGCCAGTCGGTAGCGAGCCTCTGCATGCAAATTTGGGCAACCCTCCACGACATCTTGACAGGCAAGATTGAGCTGTGACTCGGTCGAGAACAACCAAACGCCACGCCCGACACAACCTCCGCCACGTTACTACTTGTGGCTATTGCGGGAAAACAGGGGATGACACCGGGATCGATGGCCGACCATGGCATCTTGACCATGTTGACCCAATTTCAAGAGGCGGCGCCGACAACCTGGCAAACATCGTGAAATGCTGTGCCCCTTGCAACCTGAAGAAGGGGAACAAGCAATGGGTGCCACAACCCGACACATTGTGCGGAACAGGCCAAATTTACGATCGTGAGACGGCCGCGACCAGCAGTCCATTCGTCGGGTCACCACACCAGGAGCGGTACCACACACGAAATTACGAGTTACAGCAACAAGTCAATGACCTGAAACAGGAACTGTCCGCAACACAACGAAAGTTGGAGATTGTTGAAAAGTCAAACGAGTTTTATCGTGACTTGATTGATCGAGCAACAAAGGAGTTTCGTGCTGACAGCGACAGATGGTCTACCCATTGCCGATCTTTGCAAGCCGTCATTCAGACCCTGACTGAAGTGATAGGAAAACGAACTGCGCTGATTGAGGATCGGAGGGAACATGGCCGCCCGCAAAGTGTGGAAAGACGCCGACGACATCGCCGGTGACATCAAAGGACGCAAACCGTCCGACCCTCGACCCCCCAAACTCGTCGTCGACACCATCGAAGACCTCCCTATCATGACCAAAGGGGAGAAAAAAGACATAGAACGCGCCAAACGGGCCGCCGACCTTGAAGAATCCAGGGTCCGTAAACACTTGGATCGGGAAGAACAGAAGAAACGAGCTGCTCAACTCAAAGCGATGGGTGAAGAAATGCTCGCCCAAGGTGTCGCATCACGCGAAATCCTCCCCAAACTCGCCCAATCCATTATTGTTGACCTCGGATTACGTCTCTCATCGGGGGAATGGGAAATCAAATCAGCTGAAGAAGCCACCAAAGTCGCCAAAATTTGGTATGACATCCTCCGTTTGGAGATGGGACAGGCCACAACGATCAACGAACAGCGTGTCGGCTCCCCCGAAGACCGTCTTTCACGCCTCGAGGAACTCAAATTGGAAGCAAAACGCCGTGTCGAGGCCGGATTACGCGCAATCGGGGACGGAGCAGGATGAAATTGCAAGTTGTCCCAATTTCCTTGCGTGAAGCAAACGACTATGTCGCAACAAACCATCGGCACCACGGCCCAACCAGGGGACATAAATTTAGTATTGGCGTCTCTGACGGCAAAAACTTGCGTGGGGTGGCAATAGTTGGAAGGCCACTGGCACGAAGACTTGATAACGGCGAAATTGCTGAAATCTTGAGGGTGTGTTCTGACGGCACACCAAATGCATGTTCAATGTTACTGGGTGCCTGCCGCCGAGCTGCGCTAGCTATGGGATACAAAAAGGTAATTACCTACACGTTGGACAAAGAATCAGGCGCGTCGTTGAAAGCCGCGGGGTTCCGACCGACAAAAAAAGTTGTTGGCGCAAGCTGGAGCAGGGAAAACAGGTTGCGCGAAGACAAACACCCATTAGATGACAAAGTCCGGTGGGAAGCGCCATGAATCTCCTGTCGGACGACGAATTCGTCCAGTTATCCCCAGCCGAACAAGACGAATACCTGCGACTACTCGAAGCAGACCTGTCCGCATGGCGGTTGACCGGCAACCTACGCCAAGAACGCGCCCACATTCTTGTCGGCAAAACAGATTGGCTGCTTTACGGCGGTGCAGCCGGAGGCGGTAAGAGCGAACTGCTCGCCTACCACGCCCACGAACTATCAGTGAAATACCCCGGCCACCGCACCCTGCTGATCCGAACCGCCCTACCCGAGCTACGCCGGTCGCTCATCATCCGAAGCCAAGTCAGATACGCCCAACTCGACGTATCCGCCCAGTTACGCAGCATCGACAACGTCAAAGCCTGGTGGTACGACAACGGCTCCATCATCGAATACGGCTATTGCTCTCGAGACGAAGACGTCGGCCAGTTCATGTCAGCCGAATACGACTTCATCGGATTCGACGAAGCAACCCAGTTCACCCCGTATCAGATGCTTATGATTTCGGGTCGACTACGAACCAGTCGCAAAATGGCCAACCTGGGTGTCCGAACCCACGTCATGTTCGCCACCAACCCTGGCGACAAAGGCCACACGTTCCTCTACAAAATGCTTGTCCAACCGACCGCCAGCGGCAGATACGCCGTGGTGTACGACGTACGCGAAGGCTTCGAGAACCCCGACATTGTCCACAGGGTCGAACTGCCTGACGACAACACAGAACTCGCCAAAGTTGACATCCCCCACGACCCCAACGATCATCTCGTTGTCGCCTTCGTCCCCTCCACCGTCGACGACAACCCCCACATCGACCCCACCTACCGCAAACACCTATCCATGCTCCCCGAAACGGAACGCAAACAAAAACTGCTCGGCGACTGGGACACCTTCACCGGCCAATACTTCTCCGAATTCCGCCGCGACATACACGTCGTCACCCCATTCGCCATCCCCGCCGAATGGCCCCGCTACCGAGGAATCGACTTCGGAACCGCCAACCCCTACTGCTGCCTATGGGGAGCATGGGATCCCAGCGACGGCACCTGCTACGTCTACCGCGAGGACTACTGCCGAAACCTGACCGCCGCCCAACAAGCCCAACGAATCAAAGAACTATCCAAATCCGAAGACCGCCCCGAATCGGTCACCACCTCCGCCATCGACCCATCCACCTTCAGCAACGTGTCCGGCCTCGGCACCACCGTCGCATCGGTCTACAACAACCTGGGGGTGCCCGTCGTCCGAGCCAAAAACGCTCGAGTGTCCGGCTGGCAAAACGTACGCCGCTACCTCCAACCAAGTCAGGTAACCGGAGAGCCGAAAATAAAAATTTTCGCTAACTGCGAGCACCTCCTACGGACCCTCCCAGCCATGCGCCACGACAAAACCAACGTCGAAGACGTCGACACCGACGACGAAGACCACGCAGCTGACGCCTTGCGCTACCTGCTATCGTGCCGACCGTATGTAGAAATAACCCGGCGTCATAAACAAAACGTGCAGGGTGCCGAAGGAAGGGTACAAAAATTCATGGACAAGCTGGACAAAGCCGCGAAGAAGCGGCGGTGGTGAGATGCGTGTCGTCGACAACTACAACTATCTCCCCGGATGCTGTTGGCTTTGCAGAGGCATTGCGAAACCAATCCTCGATCTCGAAATTGATCTTGATGGCGTCAATAGCCCCGATTCCGACAACCCGTCAGCAATCACCCGCCTGTATGTCTGTGCTGACTGCGCTATCGAAATGGGTCGCACAATGGCCGCATCGCGTTCACTTGAACTCGTCCGACTTGGTGAACTGTCTCAAGCACACCGTGTGGCCAACGAACTTGGTGTCCGAGCCGAAACAGCCGAACTCAGACTCGAACAGATCGCCGGAGCAATCGCTGATGTAGCATCGCGCAAGGCGGAGACGGCAGGCTCCGCTTCGGTTCCCGGTGGGGATGCTGCCCTTGAGATTCCCAGCACTCAAGACGCTCCACCCCTTCGGCGTAAAAGCCGTCCCCGCCGGGACCAACAACCCGATCCGACAGAAGAAATCGACACCGATTTCGTCGCTGACCTATGATCGCTTCGCTCGTCGCCATCGTCGCACTCGTCGCCGTCTGCGGCGTTCTCCTGCGTGAGAACCGCCGACTGACTAACCTTGTCATTGCCAAGAACCCTGAAGCCGTACTCGCGGTCGAAAGAGTCTCGAAGCAAAAGAAGAAAGAACGAGACGACAAGCCCCACGGATCGTGGGCAAATCCGAGTGAGGCAGTAGGACCGTGAAACCGTGGGAGCCACCGAAGCCAGCAGAAGTCATCGAACTGTGGAACAAGGCTGACACCTATCTACTGAAAGAACGCCGCGACTACTGGATGAACGCCAGCTATTACGCCGGTCTGCAATGGATTTGGTGGGATTACACCCGCAACATCGTCCAAGAACTCGACTACTCCACC